CTAAAAGCGTGTTCCTCTGTACGTGGAAACTGTCTGTAATATTCATTTAGAGCGTCCTGGTCGCCTTTTAATCCGTCAGCTTCATTATTCCAATGCTCTATGACACCAACCTCAATAGCGTCTCCGTGTGGGCTTTCGCAATCTTCAAGTGGGGTGTTGAATACAGGCATTCCATAAGCGTCAATGAATCCTTCGTAATTCCATTCCATAGGAATGAACAAAGAATATAATCCTGAGCGAGTCTGTCCATTGGCGTTTCTTTTCGTAACATCTGATGTTCCATATAATTTCTTAAAATTTTCACCTCCTTTATCAAGCGCGTTTGAGGTAGAACCCATCATACACTTACCAATAACTCTTGCTCCTAATCTTAATGTCGTTTTTGTGACCCTCCAGTTGTTGAGGATGTTGTTCGGCCTCTCCCATTTCCCTGATTCGTCGTGGACGAGTAATTTGAGTTTCTCCCCATCGTACGCGTTGTCACCGGTATTTTTCCAGTCAATCGTGGTGTCAAGGCCTGATATGATTTCTTTAGCTTTGTTACTGTCGAGCTTCCTCCTGGTGAGCTTCGAGGCGGGGACACGATAGGCAAGTTCCGTCTTTGGCCTGTCCATACCGTCTTGTACTGGTTTAAAGAAAAAGGGGTAGTTAACACTAATGGGTACAACTTTATCTGTGAACATCTTCTTCGCATCGGATCCAGATTTGGACAAAATCCCAAACCGTGAATCGCTTGATATGGTTGCCAAGTTAACAGTCTCCCCTGACGCCATGAATGAAAATCCCGAACGCCTGTTCTTGAGATAGCACATACCATAACTTCTTTTGTCTGCTTTACAAGCCTCCCAGAATATATAGAATAATCTATTTGATTCTCGAAACTCTGGCTTCCCAACATCAATCTTGGACCATTGCAAGTACATAAAATGAGTACCAGTAATGTAAGTATCCACATTCTTATTATTGAACCAATGACCGTTTTCTCTTTTATTAAATTGCCCATCTATATATATCCCCCATTTGATTTTAAATTCGTCCGGATAATCTCTCCAGTCAAATATATTAGTTATAGACTTTAGTTCCCTAGGATACTCCTCAGGTGTCCATCTGTCCGTTTTCTTATCTATTTTAGGAGGGGCTTTTGGTAAAGCAATCCTAAGATTTTGTATTTCATATATTTCCCCAATCTGCCCGGTCCTACTTATAACAACGACATCATGTTCTTTGTTGTATCCATATTCCCATTTCTTTCCTTTATTCAACCTGGAAATAGTGGTCAGTTTTATAGGTGTTACAACCTTGTATAAGCTCTGCTCGTACATTACTTAGATTTTCTTTCAGCAAAACCTTTAAACTCCGTTGTTTCAAGTTCTTTCTTAGGTTTGTTTTCTAATATTCTTTCTTCGTCCTCAATACGCGTTAGTATTTCAAAGGCATCAAATATAGCTAGCTTTTTAGTAGCGGCAGCATTCTTTAATTTATCAGCTGTTAAGTCATCTTCTGAATCTACTATAGGTTCTTTAGCAACCTTTATCAACTCTTCAACTGCTACTTGCCCAGCTTGGATTATATTCCTCTTCGTTTCCTTGATATTCATATTTGATTGTGATTGAATTGGTGGGTACTCGGTATAACCTCTGCCCTTCTATTACGAATTCGTATTCTGAGTTCGGTTTAAAACCTACTAATGATTCTTTTTCAATTTCATCATTACCAAGTTTTACAATGCCTATTAATGGTTTTTCAAAGTCTACAGAAAACATTTTGTCTTCTTTTATAGGTTTAACAAAACAGAATCCTTTTAAAGCTTTCCATTCACCATTTCTTTTAAACGCATATATCTGATCAGCTTGAATAGTGTAAACGTCCTCGCTTAAATAATTCTTACTATCTTTTTCATTACCTCTTACATCTCTAAACCTTCTAAATACATTGTGATGTACAATAACGTCGTCACCTTCTTTTAGTTCTTCGTTGCCAACTAGAGGTAAATTTAATATTGTACCTACTCTATTAGTATAGCTGTGATTTTGTAAATCTGTATTAAGTAATAATGTTTGTCCTTCTATTTCTTTAGAACCTACAGTTCTATTTCCTTTAGGTGATACTAAATAATTAAAAACACTCTGCATTCTAATATTTTAAATCATACTCAATGGATACAGACATGTTCTTATTGAAGTCTTTCCAAGGCATTATGGTATCGTTCTTTGTTATATATATAGAGTACTTATCTTCTTCTTCTAAAATATGAGCTATAGTATGACCGCCATACACTTCCTGTCCAACAGCGTAGTGCATAGCGTCATTCTTATAGTCTTTACCAATGCTTATCTTACGAATTAGGTGCATCTGTAATAGCTCCTGTTTGTAGGTCAATATTAACAGATCCAAACTCTTTTTCTAAATCGGCTTGTAATCCAGAAAGATCTTTCACTACACCTTGTAATTGAATTATTAACTCTGCTTTATGACCCTCAAGACCTCCGATTTGCATTTGAATTTGATTCTGTTTGTTAACAGTCTCTTGCAAACCTTTTAATTGGTCTTCTGAAATTGACTTTACTTCTGTTGCTTCTACTTCTAATGTTTTTACGTTACTCATAATGATTAAATTTAATTGTTACTATTTTTGTTTATATGGAAATGCTTTATTTAGCACTTCTTTTCTTTTGTTACATCCGCAATCTCCAGGTAGCTTATCTACTATAGCTTTAATCCCAGTTGCTTTTGTAATTTTTTCTATTGTGTCCCCTAGTCCTTTTGATCCCATTAGCATTTCCAGTTTCTTCTAGCGATATCATTTGGGCAATCTCCATTTTTGTCTGGATCTTTACACTTTTTAATACCTGCAGATCTAGCGCAATAAGATTTCTTTCTTGAACCTCCGCCTGGTTGAGGAGCTTTTAGATTACCGCCAGTTTTGTTGTTATATGTTTTTCTTTCAGCTGCACTCATACCTGCTTTGTGAGGTTTAGTTCTTTTAGCCGGTGACTTTGCGCAACTTCCTTTTTCCTCCTTCTTTTTACCAGGTACTGGAGAATACCCTTCCCAGCATCTTTTCAATACTGGGGATTTAGGTTCTTGCCTGTATGCCATTATTAAAAGTATTTCATTTTTAAAGGTGACTTCTTTTTAAAGAACTTGCTATTCATTTTATCAGGAGCAACAACATCTGTCTTTTTCTTCTCTTTTACTGTTGCGGGATTAGTGTTACTTTCAACCACAGGCTTAGCTACTGAACCTGTATTAGAAAACCTTTCTTGGTTCTCCAAACTACCAAGATCCGACCCGGTCGCTTTTGTTTTTACACTGAATGTATCTCCACCGTGTCCGCTAGCTCCTTGAGCTACTCCTCTAGAATAAGTATCAAGTTGGCTTGTTGAATTTTTATTATTTCTTGTAGACTCAGATAAGTTGGCTTGGTTATTTCTAAACCTTCTTTCATGCCCCTTTTTAGCTTCATAAACCCCGTCTTTATTTCTAATTCCGTGTTTATCTTGTCTAGCCGCGTACCTTCCCATCTTCTTTTCAGAGTCCGAAATGTCATCACTTAAACGCTTTTGTTTTCTGGCTTGTTGGTTAACTTCCCATCCAGCAACCATACCCCTTTGACCTTTTACCTCTAAATCACCGAGCGTAGTTTTGGTCTCACCAGGAATATTTGTTACTGTATCATCTTCAAATTTACCAGTACCTACTTGGCTTCCTGTTTTTTTACCTTTAGTTTTGCTTCCGTATTTAGTGTGGTAATTATCAATTCCCCCTAATTTTTCAATCTCGTTGTCTCTCCAATCTAACTGCTCTTTGTTTAAGCCTTCTAAAGAGTTACCAGTATCGTAAACATCCTCTTTAATTTCCTTTCCCTTAGAAACAATCTGGCTTCCTGCCGACTTGGTTGTATTCCTGGATTGAATTACATTTTCATCTGAGTAGGGGCTATCGTTATCCGCTTTTTGTTTAAAAGGAGATGCTTTCATTGAATACCCTTTCATTTTACTTGGTGATGGAATATCTTTAGTCTGATTGTTTCCGCGAACGCCAGCAGGTCCGACATCCAATAAAGGTTCTGTCACCCCTTTCTTTTGATTAAATAAGCCAGTGCTTATTCTTGCCGTAATTGGCGTGTTTTTACTACCTTTAGTTCCCATTGTAATTAGTTATTAGTTTTTATGATTTTATTATTGGTGCTTCCATGCTGTCTATCCCGCCACTCATATCAACTTCTTTAGCTTTAAGAGTGTTTACTTCTTGCTTTTTCCTACCTCCATTTTCACTTTCCTTATCATCGCCTTCCTTCTTTTTGCCTAAGTTTTTACCTAAAGGTGCTGCCACAGGCTCTGGAGACAAAGTTGCAAAAGCTTTAGCTACCTCAGCTCCGGCGTCAACAAATTTTTTACCTGTTTGACCAGCTCCATCAACTAACGCTTGATTCATTTTAAGCGGTGAGTTTTTAGCTCTTGCTGTAATAGGTGAACAGTTCTTTTTAGCAGGAGATCCTACGCTATATCCATTGTTGCCTTTAACTCCTAATCCCTGAGGACCTATCTTTTTAGCTGGAGAAGTATTTCTTTTATTAAAAGAACCCATAGCTTGTTTCAAAGATACATCTTCACCTCCAACGCCTTGACGGTCACCAGCTGCGGATTTATCTTGAAATCCAACTTGATTTCTACCTTTAGTTTCTTTATTTAATCTACTAGCTTGACCTCTAAATGTTATTGCCATAATTATGATTGTTTGTATGCTTCGTCTTCCCATTCAAAATCCGGATGACCTTCGTTCATAGTGGCTCTTTTGTAAACTCTTGCTGGTGATTTTGTATCTCTTTTCCAAGTTACAGAATCTTCAGAATATTGTAATCTACCTTGAGCTATCTGATCTAAATGAATCTTTTCGTGTTCTACAGCACCTTCGATTTGTTTATCAGAAAGTTTATCGCTTACGAAAATTGTTCCATCCCTGTTGGCTTCAGCTTCAACTCCATCCTCTAAATCGTCTTTAACGATCACCGGTGTTCCAAATTGAGAAGTCTTTTCATGGATGCCAAACACATCACAATGAGATTTAAGCTTAAATGCCATTATCCTTTATAACCAGATTTATTAGCTGCTTGTGCATTTTCAGCATAATGCTTTCTTGCTGATTTGCTTAAGCTTTGATTTGACGCTTCTTTAATGTCGTAAGACATTCCTTTATTCTTTTTTGCTGGTGATGTTACCGATCCTTTACCTGCTCCTAATCTGTTTGGTCCAATTCCTTTTCCGTTATTTGCCATTTTATTGTTTAGTTTTAGTTTTTAATTTACTTACTTTTTCTTCAGCTTTTTCTAATTTTTCTTTTTTAGTCTTAGTGAGCTTAATGTTACCTATTTTTTTAAATAATTTTTTACCCCATTTACTAACTTTCTTAGCTTCTTTACCTACAAACTTAGTAGCTTTTTCAACTTCTTCGCCAACAACTTTTGGCACTTCTTTTACTTGAACGCCATCATCTCTATTAACTTTTTGCTTAGCTGGAGATTTAGCAGGTAATTTTTTATATCCTTTTTGTTCTGCTTTCTTTTTAGCTTTAGGAACCTGTGCGGCTTGCTTTTTTCTGGTGTTTTTTATTATTTGAGCTTGTCTATTTTTGTTACCTTTAGCTTTCTGCATTTTTGCATCTGCTCTTTCTTCTATAGCTTTAGATTTTTCAAAAGCAGCAGTCTCGCCTGCATCAACCCCCATCTGTTTAGCTGGAGAAGTTACCGCAGGTTTTATTGCTTGAGGTGTTGCGTAGCGGCTCATAGATTTCAAAGCCGGTGATTTTGGGTTCATTTTAAATGCCATAGTTATCTTTCTTTATCGTTTATCATATCGTCAATAGCTTTATTGTAAACCTTGTCCGTATATGTTTTATTCTTGTAAAATGTACTTCTAGCAGATGTTGGTAAATCCTCTTCCCCTAGCAGTATTCTGTAAATTCTATTTATTAAACTTTTACATTTATAGGAAGTACTATATATATTAGTCTTCATAGTAGTCCTATTTCTTTTTCTCCAAACATCAATCCAACCCTCTCTTCTTAATCTCTCCCATCTTGCTTTATCCCAAGAGTATGTATAAACACCGTCTATGAAAT